GATCCAGCGATGGGTAGACAGACAGCGCAGTTTATTCCAGCGGAAGATTTAATTGTAGCTTATGGATCTTCAGATATAACAACAGCTTCACGTGTAACCCACGTTATGAGAAAGACTGAGAATGAAGTTAAGTTTTTACAAGTTAACGGATTTTATTCTTCAATTGATTTAGGTGACCCAGGGTTTTCTCGTACGTCTATACAGAAGAAGAAAGATGAAGTTGAGGGTGTAGATATATCTGAGGATGATAGATACGAGCTACTTGAGATGCATGTGGAGTATGATTTAGGTGAAGATCCTAATCAGATTGCTCTACCATATGTTATTACTATTGAGCGTAGCTCCATGCAAGTTCTTTCGATTTATCGTAATTGGAAAGAGGATGATGAACTAAAACGCAAACGTAATCACTTCGTACATTATACTTATATACCAGGATTTGGATTCTATGGATTTGGACTTATTCATTTACTTGGCGGGCATGCTAAGTCTAGTACTTCTTTACTTCGACAGCTAGTTGATGCAGGAACTTTAAATAATCTGCCAGGCGGTTTGAAGACTAGAGGCCTTCGCATTAAAGGTGATGATACCCCAATAATGCCAGGAGAGTTTCGGGACGTAGACGTGCCAGGTGGAAAAATCCTTGATAATATAACATTCCTCCCGTACAAGGAGCCATCACAGACTCTTTTGGCATTGTTCCAAAACATCGTTGATCAAGGGAGAAGTATGGCGGCAATCTCTGATTTTAAATCAGTAGATATAAATAGTGAGGCGCCTGTAGGAACGACTCTTGCGATACTTGAGAGAATGTTAAAAGTTATGAGTGCTGTGCAAGCTCGTATGCACAACACTATGAAGATGGAGTTTAAACTTCTTAAAAACATAATCGCAGATCACACATCAGAGGAGTACGAATATGACGCAGATGATGAAGCAATCAAACGACAAGATTATAGTGAAATTGAGGTTATTCCAGTTAGTGATCCCAATGCTTCAACTATGTCAATGCGTGTGGTTCAATATCAAGCTGCGCTACAGTTAGCACAACAAGCTCCACAATTATATGACTTACCTAAGCTACATCAGCAGATGTTACAAACATTAGGTATTAAAGACGCACAAAAACTTGTGCCTACATCAGATGATATGGAACCAAGAGATCCAATTTCTGAAAATATGGCAATAATGACAAGTAAACCTGTTAAAGCATTCCTTTATCAGGATCATAAAGCGCATATTGAGGCGCATATGACAGCTCTACAAAACCCACAAATAGCACAACTAATAGGTCAAAATCCTATGGCTAGAACCATACAAGCGGCTGCAATGGCCCATATTGGTGAACACGTAGCTATGCAGTATAGAGTTGAGATAGAAAAACAAATGGGAGCAGACTTACCTGCACCAGATGCGAAGATGCCAGAAGATATGGAAGTACAATTATCCCAGTTAATGGCAAAAGCCTCTGCTCAGGTACAGCAGCAATCTGCTAGTGAAATCGCTCAGCAACAAGCACAAGATCCACTTATTCAAATGCAACAACAAGAGCTTGCAATTAAGCAGGCTGAGCTACAACTAAAACAAATGAAGTTAGAACAAGACGCTATGATCAAACAAGCTGAGATGCAACAAAAAGCACAAAAAGATTTTGTTGACTCTGCGTTAAGAAACGAAGAGATAGAAGCTAAGAAGAAAATTGAAGGTGCTAAGATTGGCGCTCAGCTAGCTACTTCTGAAAAAGAGCTTACTGCCAAACAAAAGATCGAGGGCGTTAAGATTGGTATGGAGATAGCTAAAGACGCAGACGGTGGTGTACCAGGACAATAATTTAAACAGGAGGGAAGATGGCAACAATAGAAGATCAATATAAAACAGATTTAAGAAAAATAATGAATGACTACGCTGATACTGTTTCGACAGGCGGCGCACAGGACTACTCACAATATCGGCATCTTGTGGGGGTGATAGAGGGGCTAGCAATAGCGGAAAGGGCCTTTCTTGATTTAGTTGATGCTGCAAATAAAACAGAGGACATTTGAATGACAGATATAAGTGTTGAGAAGACTCTTGCCCGTGTGGAAGAGTTGAAGGATAAATCCCTTCGCCTACCGAAACCTTCAGGTTACAAAGTATTGGTAGCACTACCAAAGATAGAAGAAAAAACTTCTGGAGGAATTATTAAAGCCCAAAGTACCGTAGATAGAGAATCCACAGCAGCTAATGTTGGGTTTGTTCTAGAACTCGGCCCTGATGCATATACAGATAAGGAGAAGTTCCCTACCGGTGCCTGGTGTAATAAAGGTGATTTTGTTGTTATGCGATCCTATTCTGGGACTCGTATGTCAATAGATGGTGAGGAGTTTCGTATGATTAATGATGATTCCGTAGAGGGCGTGGTAGCAGATCCTCGTGGATTCGGTAGAGTATAGGAGGCGATATGGCTACAGAGGAAAAAGTCGAAGCTAAACAAGAAGAGCAGGTTGAATCTCAAGAGGTAGAGTTTGAAATAGAAGATGATATGCCGGCTGAAGATAGGGCGGTTCTTGAAAAAGATAAAGAGAAAAAAGAAAAGCCTGTAAAAGCTAAAAAGTCTGACAACGATGAAGAGTTGGATAAATATAGTGAAGATGTTCAAAAACGTATTAATAAATTAAAACGTGAATATCATGATGAGAGAAGAGCTAAAGAAGCTAAAGATAGAGAGATGCAAGAAGCTGTTCGTTATGCTGAAGCTGTACGTAAAGAAAACGAGAAGTTAAAAAAGAATCTTTCTACCGGTGAAGATAGTCTTATTAAAGAGGGAACTAGCAACGCAGACAGAGCATTAGAAGCTGCGCATGCTAAGTATGTTAAGGCTTACGAGGATGGTGACGCTTCCGCGATGGCTAAAGCACAGCAAGAAATTGCTGATGCTACGTTGTCAAAAAGGCAGTGGTCCAGCTACAAACCTCAGTATAAATATGAAGAAAAACAACAAGATACTTTACAAAAGCCTGAAAATGTATATAATCAAAGTAATTCTCAGTCAATTCCTGAGCCTTCTGAGAAGGCTAAAGCATGGTTTAAGCGGAACCCATGGTTTGGAAATGACGAAGAAATGTCTGCTTTTGCTGTAGTAAACCATAGAAAGTTGATTTCTGACGGTATACCAGTAGATAGTGATGAATACTATGAAAAGATAGACAAAAGGTTGCGGGAAGTCTTTCCTGACAAATTTGAAGATTCTGACGTAGATACGAACGAATCAGTGGAAGAGCCAGTGGAAGAAAAGCCTAAAACCAAAATTGCGCCGAGCAACGTGGTTGCTCCTGTTAAGCGAAATCCGTCTTCTAAGAAGATTACGTTAACAGCTACTCAGGTAAGTATGGCTAAGCGATTGGGTGTACCACTCGAAGAGTATGCAAAACAAGTAGCACAACTTAATAGATAAAGGAGATGCAAATGACACAAGATAAAAATCGCACTAACAGGAACTTAAAAACACGAGAGAAAACACAAAGAGCGAAAAACTGGGTACCTCCACAGCAGTTACCTGATCCAAACCCTGAAGACGGTTATCGTTTTCGTTGGGTAAGAACTTCTTTATTGGGTCAAAGAGATGATAGAAATACATCTATTAAACTGCGTGAAGGATGGATACCTGTCAAAGCGGAAGATCATCCAGAGATTGTTACTCAGTATGGATTTACTGGTAATAAAGATGGAAACATCGAATCTGGCGGATTAATGCTTTGTAAGATACCGACTGAAACTGCTGAGAGTCGAAATGCATATTATGCAAATCAAAACAAACAGCAGATGGATGCGGTAGATAATAATTTCTTGCGAGAGAACAATCCTCGTATGCCGCTCTTTAGTGACAAACGTTCGACTGTTTCTCGTGGTAACGGTTAAATTTTGATTTTAGGAGTTTATTATGGCTTATCCAACTGTTGATGCTCCATACGGTTTAGTCCCAATTAATTTAATTGGTGGCCAACCTTATGCTGGCTCTACAAGGCAGATGAAGATTGCTTCTAACTATGGTACTGATATCTTTAATGGAGATGTCGTCAAGCGCGCTGCTGACGGTACTATCCAAAAAGAAACAGGCACAGCCACAGTTACTGCCACAGGTGTAATTGGTGTTTTTGTAGGTGTTTCTTACACTGACCCAAATACAAAACAGAAAGTATTTAAGCAATATTACCCAGCTAGTACAGTTGCCTCTGATATTATGGCTTATGTGGTCGATGACCCAGACGCTTTATTTAAGGTTGCTGTTGTATCTTCTGGTACAACTATTGCAGGAACCGGATACGGTTCAATCGGAAGTAACGCAGCATTAGTGCAAAACGCAGGAAGCACCTCTACAGGTAATTCTAAAGTTGCTATTGGCAGCGTTAATACTACACTATCATTACCAATAAGGATCGTTGACGTAGTCCATGAGACTGAAGATGCATCTGGTAATTACCCTGAAGTAATCGTTAAGTGGAATGCACCGCATGAGGACAGTAATGTCGCTACAGGTGGTCACGCTTATATGACTGCTACAGGCTTATAATAAGGAGTATAAATAATGGCTATATCACGCGCACAATTATTAAAGGAACTCCTACCAGGTTTGAATGCCTTATTTGGTTTGGAGTATCAAAAATATGGGGAAGAGCATAAAGAAATCTTTGACCAAGAATC